ACAGTAGATCGACGTCGACGAGAGCGGCATCCTTGCCCGGCGCACCATCCTTGCCGGGCGCACCATCCTTCCCGTCGACCCCATCGCGGCCATCCTTGCCATCGATGCCGTTTTCCCCAGGCGCACCGTCGGCGCCTCGAGCGCCATCCTTGCCGTCGATGCCGTTGATCCCGTCCGTTCCGCGCTCGCCGCGGGGTCCAGGCTCACCCATTGAGCCCGGGATTGCCGCAGGAATTCGCTTGACGACGTCGGCGACCGCCGCGTCGACGTATTGCTTGACGATCGCAGCAACCGCCCGCGCGCCTTCTTCGGTTAAGCCGCTTGCCATGTCAAAGCCTTTGCGAGGACGGCAAGCGCGCGCTGTTCTTCTTCCGCCTGATCGTCGTCTTCGGACGCCGGGTCATCGTTAGCTGCGGGAGGTGTAGGGGGAGGCGTGGCCGTGCCGAATGGGTCTTCTAGCGCGTCGCGCTTTGCCAGGGCGGCAAGCGAGTAGTTTTGTTGTTGCAGGTACGGTGATTCGCCGCCCTCGACCGGCTTCAGGTTGAAGCGACTCCGCGCCTCGTTCGGCGATTTGATGCCGGAGCCAACGGCTTCCTTTTCCGCCATGACGAGCGCGGTCTGATCCATGCGCAGCAGTACGTCGAGATCGAACTCGGTTCCCATGCCGACCGGCAGCGACAAGCCTTCGTCCAGGCATAGCTCGATTGACTCGATGTGCCGCTGCAGGACGTCGGAGTAGTACTGTGAATTGAGCGCTTCGACGTTGCCGGCAGTCGGAACCGGTCCGGCGCCGATCTTGTACGCCGGGACGCTGAAGGCGCGCGCGACATCTTCGCCGGTCCAGCGCAGGACTTCGATCATTTGCGATTCTTCGGCAGACATGGCGAGCTTTTCGTATTTCAGCCCGCCGCCGAGCACCGCGACGCGGCCGCGATTGGCGCCGCCAAAGCTCGCCTCCCAGCGCGACTTGTATTCCTTCGCTAGTTCGTCTTTGATCTCGGAATCGGTGCTCAGGATGCCGCCCGGCATTGCCTGATTGGTCCAGAACTCTGCGCCGCTGCTTTGTATCCGCCGCCCCTGAGTCGCCGCCATTCCGCACGCATACAGCGGCGAGACGCCGCAGAGCGGATGGAATAGCGGGTTCATCAGGTCGTGAATGATCTCGCTCGCTGGCGCGTTGAGTCGTTCGTCAGGCAGGCCCGATAGCTTGTCGGTCGATAGCTGATAGAAGACGCGGCCGCCTTCGGTGTAGCGCGCCTGGACCTTGCGCGGATCGAGGACGTAAAGCTGCGTGACGACATTGCGCGCGTCCCGTTGCTTCAGGATGTAGGCGTTGCCGGTCAGCAGTTTCGAGATCAGCCAGCAAGTGAAAAACTGGATTCTGTTTTGGAAGGAATTCGGCTTGCGCAGGACCGGCCAGAAGGGAGAATTGCGCTCGACCGGCTGCCAGATGTTGTTAGCGTCTAGCTCTACCAGCTTGATCGGCATCTTTGCGACATCGTTGGCGATGTGATCGATGCACGCATACACCGCCGAAAACGCGGTCAGGTCGCCGGGCATGTCGCAGGACACGTTATGCTGAAACGCGCCCGTGTAAGGTTCCATGACGCGGCGCCATGAGCCGCCATAGTGCGGCGCGGATGGAACGGAATAGTCCTTCCTCGTCCGCGTGATCGTCAGGCCGAAAAAGTTCATGCTTTGCCGTCGTCTTCAGCCTTAGCCTTCGGCCAGTGGAAGTCCCACGCCGTCGCGGCCTTGCTTGCCGGCGGAGCGACGTGCGGTGGCTCCGGCGTCATGACCACCTTTGCCGGCGCCTCCGCGACGTCCTTGCGCTTGTAGGTGCGCTTTGGTTTTTCGACGGGATCGGCCGGTGCGGCGATCTTTTGCTCGTGATCAACCGCCCAACCCAAGCGAAGAAGCTGCGAACGCTCGCGCTCGTTTGCATGGACGATTGCCCCTCTTTTCAGACCGCGCCCGCGCCATTTGATCGGCTTGCGAAGCAACATCGGTTTTTCCATTGCGGACGCCTTCTGAAAAAAAGGCAGGGGCCTAAGCCCCTGCTAATTGCGGAGGAAACTTAGAAACAACGCCGGCTTATGCGCCTTCGCCGTAGTTCACTTGATCGACCAGCGCAACCGACCCGGCACGCGCGCGCGCCCAGTTCATGTCGCGCTCACAACGGAAAGCGACGCTGTTCGTCTGGAACATCGAGACCGGCAGTGTCGCCGAGGCGGCCACTGTGGCGACCGAAGAACCAAGTGGCGTATCGGTCATTTCCAGCGTTGCATCCTCGCTCATGTCGATCTGGAATCCGCCTTCATCGGCCACGAGAATTTCCGGGGCCTTCAGACCGATCAGCAGTGAGCCGGCGGTGACGGCAGGAACGTAATCCGACACGATCAGCGGCACGCCCGGCATCAGTTCGCCGCCGGTAATTGCCACACCCGGGAACTCGCGCTGCCCGAGTGAGTTGACCATCAGCGACAGCGCCAGCGCCGTCGACGTGTCGGTCACGAATACAAGGCCAGTCAGCGGCTTGGTAAGCGCCGTCAGGATGGTTTTGATGTCTTCGCGCACGTCGTCGGCCGTATTGCCGGCCGAATTCGGCGCGCTCAGGCCGTTGGTGATCGACGCTGGCGATACTCCGGCCGATGCGGTCTTGGCCGGATCGATGAAGTCCGTATCCTGCAGGCCGCCTACGATTTTCGCCAGTTCGTCACGCAAGCGCTGGTCAGCGTTCGCACCGTTGTACTTGAGCAATTGCTTCGTGACAGCGATCATCGAAACCGCAGTCAGCGGCGCCAGGCTCGTCTTGTCGAAGTCGAGCGCGGTCAGGGGCTTGCCCTTGCCCTCGCCGACCCAGTAGCCTATTCCGCCGCCGGTCTGAACGCCGACCGGCGCATAAAACTGCACGCGGCGCAGTCCAGGAATCCGGCCGATCAGCGTTTGCGGGCGCAGGTACTCGAGGAATTCGGCGAAGGGGCCGCCATCGGTCGTAAGAAGATCGGCGGCCCAAGTGCCGGAAAGCGTCGAGCCAGCGACAACCGTCGCCTTCAGGTGCATCGCGATCCGCGGATCATCCTTGTAAAGCTCCTTGGCGATCTCCGCGGCGGCAAAGTGATTGCCCTTTGCCATGAAAAGGGAGCGAACGTACCGGGCAAACGCGATGCCCTTTTCCTGGTTCACGCGCTGGTGCGTGATGGTGCCGCCGTTGCCGACCGACACAAAGCTTTTGTCGACCGACGGAGCCGGCGTCGACTGATCAGCCGACAGCGCCTCGAACTCGCGCAGGCGCTTGATATGCGCGTCGATGGCGGTGATCTCGTCGCGGACTTCGTCGAAGCGCTTTTGCTCCTCGACGTCCAGCGTCCGGCCTTCGTCCTGCGATTTTTGGAGAATGGTCGACAGTTGCGCCTTCTTTTGGTCGCGCCCTGCCTCCATTGCCCGGAGACTTTCGTTCATTTGCTTTCCTTTGGAGGGTTTAGGAGTGGAGTCGGCCGAAGTGCTGGCCTGGGGACTTACAGGGACTACGACTGCAATGCCGCGCTCGTGCGCAGCGGGGGAATCGAATTGCTTGACGCTCAGAATCGTTGCCTCGTGATTGGCCGGGATGGTCACTGCTGACAGCTCCAGCCATTCCCACGACTTGAAACGGACGCCGTAGCTGTTCGGGATCTGCTCAACGTCAAGACCGCGAAAGCCGATCGAGAAACCGCGCACTAGACCGGCCCGTATCAGGCGCCAGGCCTTGTCAATGTCTTCAGAGACGCCGCGCGCGACCTTCGCAACGACCTCTATGCCTTTCGGAGTCACCTTCGCCTCGGTGACGGTTCCGATCGGCGATTTTGAGTCGTGTTGCCACAGCAGTGGGATCGGGAGCGCGAACTTCGCGCCTTTCGCCTCGACGATGTCGCCAACGCGGTCGGTTGCCGGAGTCGACGCGATGCCGCGCAGGATTCCTTCGCCCTCGTCGAATGACTTGATCTCGAACGTCGAATAGGCGCGATTCATGGTCAGAATCCGACGGTTGACTTGTTGCAGCCGGCCGCGGCGGTAACGGCCGGCGTCCAGGTGAGGACCGATGCGCTCGGTGCCGGCGTGAAGGTCAGGACGCATCCGCCGACCTGTGCTGTACCGGTGATTACGATCGCGGCCGTTGCGGCGGTCAGCGCTACGGTTCCGAACTTCGCAACCGGCGCAACCGTGTCGTTGAAATATCCGCCGGTATTCAGCTCGGCAAGCGTGTCGCACGAGGCCGGAATATTCGCCTCGTTTTGCAGGCATTCGCCGATTGCTAGTTTGAGCGCGCCAATGGACGACACGTTGTCGGACCAGCGTGCCCGCATCATGTACTGCTGATACTGGGGAATGGCGATTGCTGCGAGGACGCCGATGATTGCCACGACGATCAAAAGTTCGATCATCGTGAAGCCGCGAATGGGTTTCATTTGGGGAACAGCTCCGGAGGAAAAAGAAAGGCCGGCGCCGCTTGATGGAACGGCGCCGGCCGGAGGCCTCTAGACTTAAATCGGAGGAGAGCCGATCGGAAGGGGGCGGTCTAGAGGAAGTGCAAGGAAGGCTCCGCCGCAGGTTGCGGATTCAGAGCCATAAGCTGCGCTGCGTTAAATAGCGCCATCAGCGGGTCAATTTTCGCTGTCCCTGACGCTTGTTTCGTAATTGATATCGCATTGCCGCGTTGCTCGAGCCGGGCATTGCCGGCGCACCAGGCCATCAGCGGCGCCGCCTGGTGCTCGATCTCGCCGCCCGCGAGCTTGCGTTCGGTTGTCTTGATCGCGCCATTGAGACGCCAGCCTTGCGAGATGCCGATGATCTGGTCAAGCGTGATCTTCCGGTCGGGCGAGGTCAGCTCATCGACGATATCGCCGATTCCAGCCGAGTCAACCCCGACGCTCTGCTTTGCCGGCAACAATCCCGCATCGCGCACGCGACAGACGATGTCAGCGACCTCGCGCACGTCATCGCCGGGCGACTGGACGATGGTCAGGTCGCCCTCGGACTCAAAGTCGCGCAGAGCCGGCGCGATCTCCTTGCGCCGCTCGAGCACGATCGCATGCGCCCAGGCGTGACACCACGTCAACCATTTGCGCGTCTCGCGATCCCGGCCGATGACGCAAAGGCCAAGCAAGTCATCCAGGCCGCCGCCGTCGATTCCGGTAACCGCGACATCGCAGCGCGCGATCAGCGCCTCGAGCGTCAGTCCCGGTCGCCCGCATGCCGTCCAGAAGTCGGCGCCGGTCCATCGATCGGATCGGAGGTTTAGTCCTATCTCGACATTCAGATGTTTCGCGAGGAATTGCTGATAACCGCCGTCGCGCTTCTGCTGCTGCTTGCGAAGCTCATCCTCAATCCACTCCGCACTGACCGATCGCCCTAGGTTCGGATTCGTTACAAAGAAATTCTCAGGCCTGAGATACGCCTTTGAGTCGATCATCGCCTGCGGGAATTCGTACAGCACGCCGAGCGACTTTCGGTCCGCAATCTTTCCGTCGCGGATGTCGCGGTAGTAATCCAGCTTTTCCTTGAAGACTCCGGCCGGCGGTTCATCCGACTGCGTCGTCAGGTAGATGACCCAGCCTTCATCGCGCGAGACTTGGCCGCCGGTCGCTTCCATCAGCATCGCGCTCGCGTTGTGACGCTTGCCGAAAATCCAATGCTCGTCGACCATGACGCGGCCGGACTTCTTCCCGGAGACGGTCTCGGTATCCGCGGCCACTACCTTGAGCGAAGCCCGCGTTTTCCGGTGCGTGATCGTCCTAACGTGGTCCTGGACGTGAAACAGGTCTGTTAGCTCCGGATCAGCTCGGACCATTCCGGCCGCCGGCTTGTAACTGTTATCGGCGACCTCCTTTGTTGGAGCGAGAATTAGGTGCTCCTCCTCCTCGCGCCAGCACCGAATTACGGCCGTCAGCATGATGCCGGCCGCGATCGTCGATTTCGTATTCTTCTTGCTGATCAGCAGGAAAAACTCGCGGATCAGTTGCTTCCCGGTCTCGGCATCGTAAGCGCCGAAAATGGTCGACACGAAGTCGAAGACCCATTGATCACAGCAGTCGCCGAAGGTCGGCCGTCCAGGAAGGTCAACAACGCGCAGCGCCTTGAAGACCTTGAGCGCTGCGGCCGCCTCGTCCGGGAACAGCGGCTCGAGCGGAATCAGCGACCGTCGGTTAAGAATCCGCTCCTGCCAGTCCGGGCAGGCCGTCGACCAATTCACGCAACGCGGCGAAGCGGCGCCGATGCCGGCGCGAACCGGCCCTGTTCGGCCGCCTTTTCAGCCGCCTCCTGCTTCTGAACCTTCTTCGACGCGCCGGCATCCCGGACTAGAGCTTTGGCCGCGTCTAGCTGCCCGGCAGTCGGCTCAATCCGGCCCTGCATGACGCCCGTAAGGAATTCGCGCGCATCTTCGATCATGGCGATTTGAGCCGCCGTGAAGTGCTGGGCGTTTCCTTTCGGCCGCCCTGCCCCTGGTCTAGCGCCGCCTCGTGGCATCGACTGAATCCTTTGAATGACCGCCTAGGCAAGCCCTGGGCCGGTTTTTTTTCTGCGGGTGAA